TTTTACCATTAAATGAAGAATATGATATTCAATTTGATAAATTTCAAAAACATTTTGATGGTTTAGGAGAATTAGCTTTCAGTTTTGATAGCGGAACTACTCCAGCTGTTAAACAAATGCGAGAAAAACTATTATTAGCTTCTGCAGGTTCTATGAATCTAGAACTAGATGAAGTTGGATCGCATATAACTGCTAATACAGATGTATTAAATACATTTCTTGAACTTTATGACGTAGGTCTGGTAAAACAAAAACTTATTAAAAATACTGTAGAAAATGTAAGATCAGAAGAATTACCAGGCAATACTCCCACTAATTTAATGATGTTTGGTACACCTACTAAACTATTAGATGGCGGAAAGGTTGAAGAAGAATTTAAGCAATTTTTGGAAACTGGCTATGCCCGTAGACTATTATTTGGATACACGATAGAGAGCCATCGAACTAAATATGCATCTGCACAAGAAAGATATCAGCAAATGGTAGACGTTAATTTAGCTAGAGATATAGTAACAATTCAGCAAACATTTACTAATTTTGCTAAAAGACCATTTAATCCGGTATTACAAATATCAGAAACTAACTCTATTTATTTGATTCAATATCAAATGAAATGTGAAGACGCAGCTGATGAAATGAAAGATCATATGAATATTCATAAAGCAGAAATGTCCCATCGGTACTATAAAGCCATTAAATTAGCAGGTGCTTACACATTCGCAGATAATTCAACGGAAATAACGCAAGCTCATCTAGATTATGCAATTAGTGTTGTTGAAGACTCAGGAGAAGCATTTCATACCCTAATGCGTAAACAAGGCCCTTATGAGCGCTTAGCTCATTATTTAGCCGATTGTGATAATGACGTAACTCAGCATGAGTTGATGGAAGAACTGGCATTCTACAGGGGCTCAGAGGCTCAAAGAAAGGATTTGATGACCTTAGCTACGTCTTTTGGGTATAGAAATAACATTATCATCAAAAAGCGAACATTAGACGAAATTGAGTTTTTTAACGGAGAAACACTTATGGAGACTGATTTAAACAGTTTAACAGTAGCAATCAGTAAAGATATTGCATATAACTTTGCAATACCAAACATAAAGCCTCCATTTGATTTATTACACAAATTAACTACTGCAGATGGATACCACTATACTGCTCATGGATTTGTTAATGGGCATCGTAAAAGTGAAAATGTTATTCCAGGATTTGATCTACTTATTCTGGATTGTGATGGAGACGTAAGTATATCTACAGTTAAAGTATTATTGGAAGATTATACATTCCTAATTTCTACTACTAAACGTCATACTGAAGAGTTAAATCGATTTAGGCTTATTTTACCTATATCACATAAGATTAAATTATTAGCTAATGACTATTCTAGATTTATGGAAAATGTATTTGAATGGTTACCATTTCCGGTAGATGAAGCTGCTAAAGATATTGCTAGAAAATGGGCTGGACATCCAGGACATTATGAATATAACAAAGGAAATACTATAGATGCTACCATGTTTATTCCAGAAACTAAACGATCTGACGAGACGAAAGCACAGATCAGCGTTACTGGTGCTAATAATATCGAGCGTTGGTTTAAAACTAACACAGCTAGTGGTAACAGAGCTAATCATTTATATCGATTTGGTATGGTATTAATTGATGCTGAGTGGGCATTAGGGGACATAGTAGAAAAACTTGAATCTTTTAACAATTCATTAGAGATACCCCTACCAGAAGATCAATTCAGAAATAGTACAATTAAATCAATTAGTAAAGAATTTCAAAAACGTCACAGATAAATTAACCTCGGTAAAGCGGGGTTCGGCAGAGTAGGGTGCGTTAAGACTCAGTGTAGTATAGTTTAGCTCGGCAGAGCAGGGTACGGTATGGTCTGATGAAGTGAAGTGTAGCTTGGCATAGCAACGTATTTACCCCCTTTAAATAATTAATAGTTTACTTAGCTCGGTACAGTGAAGTGTATTATCGTCTAGCCTGGCTTCTTCCGGCACGGCCTAGCAGCGTCTATTCGAGCCTAGCGGATTACGGCGACTTTAGTTATCGCATCGCAAGGATTTATTCCCCCTAAAAATTTAATAATTAATCATGGTATCGCTCAGTTCAGCGGCGTGTAGTAGGATGCGGTTGAGTGAAGTAAAGTTCAGTGAAGCCCCACGAAGTCGAGTTTATTCGAGCAACTTCCGGTATAGCATCGCAAGGATTACCCCCATAAATATTTATGGCGTAGTAAGACAGCATTTAGCGCAGTACGGTTAGATAATGTGAAGTCAGGTATCACAAGGCAACATTAATCTTTTAATAAGGAGTACAACATGAGAGTAGCAAAATGTACTTTAACAAGTACGAGTAATTACAGCCAATCAAAAGCACATTTTACAGACAAATTAGATAAAGAAATCCCACAAGATTACGAAGAAAGAACCTGGAAAGAACGAATGCATATTGATGAAAATGGAATGGTAATTATTCCACCAATGGTATTTAAAAACTGTTTATCAGAATGTGCAAAGTTTGTATCTAGACAGATACCAGGCAAAGGAAAGGCAACGTATACAAAACATTTTGAAGCTGGTGTTATGGCTATGGAACCAATGGAACTCGGTATTAAAAAAGAAGACGTTGCAGGAGAATGGTTATTTGTTCCGTCTAAGGGAGACCGAGGCGGTGGATCAAGAGTTCTAAAATGTTTTCCAAAAATTCCTAAATGGTCTGGTGATATAACATTTTATATTTTAGACGAAACAATTACACAATCCGTATTTGAAGAACATCTAAAAGAAGCTGGAAACTTTATAGGAATTGGAAGATTCCGACCTAGAAATAACGGATATTACGGTAGATTCAAAGTAGACAAAGTTGATTGGTCTACAGAAAATTAACCGTAACTAAGCTCGGCTACGCTCAGTGGCGCTCGACGTAGTTAGGCCTGATACAGTCCAGTTAGACTCGGCTTAGCGTCACTTAGCCTGGCGTCGCAAGACAATTTTCATAAACATTTAACCCGGCAAGGTTTAGTTAGGCACAGTAGGTTTAGATTCCACAGCATTTAGTAAGGTAGGGTAATTTTTTAATTTAAAGGAGAATTATGAACAAGCCAGGAGAAGTTATGAATCAGCCAGATACAGAAGTAGATGAAAAAAATCCAATATTCCAAAGATCAATAGAAACTAAAGAACTAATTAAAATATTAAAAACAATTAAAGTTGATGATGAAATTACTTACGAAACATTATCAAAAGCAGCAATGGGAGACTGTAGCCCAAGTGGAATTAAACATAGTTATCTAGCATCAGCTAGAAATATTTTACGGAAAGAAACTGGATTAGAATTTGCAGCTATTGCTAATGTTGGTCTTAAGCATATGACCGATTCAGATAAAATTCGTAAAAGTAAGAAAGCACTTCCAACACACAACAGAAGAAGTAAAAAGGAAATGGCAAGATTAGCATCAGTTAATTATGACCAGTTATCTCCAGAAGAACAACTATGTCATAATGTAAATATGTCAATTCTAAACGTAATTAAATGTTCAAGTTCAGGAGATAAGGTAAATAAAGTAAGAAGGATAATTGGAGCAAGCGCAGAGCGATTAGCTTTAGAAGAAACTCTGGAAATGTTTAGATAACTAGAATAAAACATGGTCCGGTCCGACGGAGTCCGATGCAGTAAGGTAGTACTCAGTATTGTAAGGCTTAGCATCGCAAAATAAACAATTAAAATAAGGAAAATATTATGAGAATAGGGTTATCCAACAAAGATCAAACACAAGTAAAAGATGCTTTCTCTTTATTAGGAGAAGTATTTGGTAATATATGTGAGAACATATTTGATGATAAGTCTGAAGAAAAAATAAAAAAGCTTGAAAAACAAATTGGGAAGCTTAACAAACAAGTAGAGACACTTAGTGAAGAACGAGAAAAACCGGAGAAAAATAAATGAATAATAATCATTTAGTGTTAGTTTCAGGAAAATCCAGTTCTGGTAAAAGCGCCAGCTTATTAGATATGGATAAACCCGAAGGAGTTATGTATTTAAATTGTGAAAATGGTAAGAAATTACCATTCAAAAGTAAATTTAGAGAACTAACAGTTACTGATCCAGATCAAGTATACCAGGCATTTAGCGAAGCTGAAAAAATGAAAGACGTACATACTATTGCTATTGATAGTCTGACATACTTAATGGATATGTACGAAAGTATTAAAGTATTAAATTCAACAAATACAATGCAGGCATGGGGGCAATACGCACAGTATATGAAAGTATTAATGTCTCAGATAGTAGCTAAATCTACCAAAAATGTAGTATTTTTAGCTCATACTTCAGACGTTCTTAATGAAGCTGAAATGGTAAATGAGACCATGGTTAAAGTTAAAGGATCTCTGATGAATCAGGGTATCGAAAGTTTCTTTACTTGCGTAATTTCAACTAAGAAAGTAGGCGTAGCTAAATTGGTAGATTTAGCTACTATCTGAGACATTAATACTTTCATATACTGTGCGTATTGCCCCCATGCCTGCATTGTATTTGTTGAATTTAA